ATGGCCACGTCTGATCACAGTACTCTTGCACCTCGTAAATGTCCACGTCCTTGACGTAAAAGTCAACTGCGCCAACGCCAGTCATATTGTACAGATGCTCGCTGTTGCTCGCGCCGCCGACAGAGGCATTGATGGCAGGAGGCCGATAGCCGGAGGTGATCACAATCGGCTTGTTTCCGAAATGGCTGCGCACCTTCTCTAGGTATTTGCACAGTTCAATCGCGGTATCGCACTGTGCCTGCACCTGAAAGCGGCGCTTTTCATCAAACAATGCCAGTTCGCCATAGGTAATGTTTGGCGTCACCTTGAAGTTGAACGGCTTGTCAGGTGTGAACTTATCGTTTGCGGGTTTGCCCTGCACATGCTGATTCATCAGCTTGATCAGCTTGTCGGCGTATGTGGGGTCAGTGGCGTAGCCATCATTCACCAGCCAACGTGCAGCAGCCTCACGATCAGGCGCGTTGTTGCAACCCTTGTAGATGTGATAGTCCTTGTACCACCGCTCAACGAGGTAATAAACGCAAGTCTCAAGATCAGGGAAGTCAAGGAACGTGTCCTGAATCGTGATCCACTTGCCGTTAATGTATTCCTTGGTATTGCGCGTTGTACCAGTTCCTTTCAGGCCAAAGTAATTGTGTTCACCTGATACGTGTTTGCCGTAGCCAGATTCCAATGCCCACTGTGCAGCAACAAGTTCAGGAAATTTTGCACCAGCCTTCTTACCAGCAGCACAAACACCATCCCAGTTGTTATCGAACCTGTCCTGTTTGCCAGCCTGACTCCACGTCTTGAACCAGATCTGATCGCGATTCAAAATGCCAGGCTTTGCCTTCAGAATGGCAGACTCCAACTCAAAAATGGCCGCCGTTTGATGCGGCAACTCCTTGTAATACTTGAAGAGATCAACTAGCCGCAGGCGGTTCTGGGTCGTCATCGTTCCAAGGAGATGAGATGGACATCGGACCACCCAGTAGGCGGCTGTCTCCAGTCTGCTCAGGCGTAGGGTCTTCGTGTTTAATTACAGGCTGACGTTTGTTTCGCTCCATTTCAAGATCAATCACCTGATTGACCTTTTCAATTTCACGATCTAGTCGTGGCGTCAGAGTCGCATGAAACTTGGCTTTTTGTGCAACACGCAATAGGTGATGCCGCCAGTCACGCTTGTCGTAACGCCACAACCAAACAACGTCAGCATTCAACGCTTTGGGAAAATAATCTTCAGCGCCTTCACAACAAGCTGCACCCAAGAGTTTTCCTTGATTGGCAGCAGGGCGATGATTTCAGAGCCGGCAGCGATCACAATCGCGACAACAGCAGCAGTGGTGGGATCCATGACGAAATAGCGTCTGCTTCTAGCCTATCGCCTGATTTCCAACTTGATCAATCGCTGCTCGTGATCAAGGATACGATCATCCATCTTTCCAATCTTTTCTTCAAATTTGACTTGATTTTGAAGAACATCATCAAGCTTGGTTGGGACTGTGTACACCAAGTAGAAGATGCCCGAGGCCAAGGCCACAGTTGCTGCAACGCCAATGCCAGCAATGGTTTCTTGCTTGACTCCGCGCCAAAAACCATTCTCAGACATCGCACGTCTGCAACTACTTTTAGATGTTACCGCCCTTGGCCACGGGTCAATTTACGACCGTGGTTAGGCAAGGAATGTTTTCCATTTCCCTGCCGTGTTTTCTTGGGTGGACGTGGGACAAATTGAATGGCTTTGACGCCAACCTTAGATTTGACGGCCATCAGAGTCCAAGTAGTTCCTTCAGTTCATCCACCGTCAAACCAGCAGCAGCCAGCTTTTCAGCAGCAGTAGGCTCAGGCGCAGGTTCAGGCTGCGGGCGGGATTCGATCTCCGCAATTTCTTCGGCGGTCAGTTCGACGATCTGCTGCTCGCCGGTTTGTACGTCAACAACGATTCGGTGCATGGCTTAGCCCTCGTACAAGATGTTGATGGTGCCAGCATCGAACGTATCGGTGCCATTGACCGTGGTGATGCGGACGCGGTCTAGAGTGCCGGAAAGTGATTTAGAACCTGCTGTATAAAATACAGCGTTAGTAAAACCGCTGCTTGCTGATACCCCAGACATTGCCCAAGTGTTGGATGTTAAATTGCAAAATGTAAATAACCCATCACGCGAGTAAGAAGCATTAATACTTCCTGTATCGGCATACAAAAATCCGGAGCTGTTTGCGCTAGTTAATGCACTTCCATAAGCTCCAGCTCCTGTATAACTAGAAGTTTCAATGCCGCCGGAATCGCCAAGTTGGAAAATGATCTGCGAGGTTCCATTCGTACTTACTCCGCTAAACATCACCGTGATCCGCTTCACCCAACTCGGGATTGATGTGAAATCAATTGAAGTCCCACTAGTCGAAGCAACAGCAGTGCCCGACTTGATGATGTTGCTGGGTGATGTAATCGTCGTCGTGCCATCCGTGTTCAGCACAATGTTGTTGCTGCCGGAACTAGCGTTCTTGAGGTTGGTGGCGGCGAGTGTGCTCATGATCAGCCCTCGTAGAGAATGTTGATCGACCCGGCGTCAAAGGTGTCGGTGCCGTTATTGGTGGTAATACGAACGCGATCTAATGTGCCGGAAAGGGTTACTGTTCCACTGCTCATCATTGAATAATCAGTTGTTGCATCAGCAAACAAAACACCTGATGCAAGCCAAACGTTAGACCCTGGAGTAGTAATTACAAGATTACCGTAAAGCAAAGATGCTGCAAGTTGAGCAGTCATTGTGTAACCAGTTGTAGATACCTGACTTCCTGCGGCGCTGCTTTGGATAAAACCACTGTGAGATAAGTAACCCGTGGCTACAACGCCAGAGCTTGTTCCGACGCGAACTTCCATTGCACTCGTTCCATTCGTACTCACCCCCTGAAACATCACCGTAATTCGCTTCACCCAACTCGGGATCCCAGTGAAGTCGATGCTGGTGCCGCTGGTGCTGTTCTGAGCGGTGGCAAGCGTCATCAGAGGCATCGTGCCAGTGCCCGTAGGCAGCGTCACAAGGTTGCTACCCGCAACAGCAGCCGCGTCGATCTCGGTGTAGCCCGAGGTGGCACCGTTGAGCCTGAGTGTCATTGGTTTGCCTCCAAGGCGGTTTTGATTTCGTCAGGGGTAGACGCGCCTTCGATCACGTCTTGAATCAGGGCGTACTTATCGCGGATCTCTTGCCGCTTGGCTTCAGCTTCAGCAGCATCAGCACCGGGGATCTGCTTGGCGATCACGTCATCGTAGGGCTTGAACTCCTCAGCACGTTGCTGACGGCGGATGTCGTGTCCCAGTGCTTTGCACTTATCAATGTCGTGCTCCACGCAGCAGTCGCCCATCACCCACGCATTGCGGAAGTAACGGTCGCTGGGGATGTCGGCTTCGTCCACGATTTCGTAGGGCACGCCTTCAGGCACATCTTTTGTAGCAACCTCTTCTATGGGCAGTTCGCCGGTTGGGATGATCACCGCGACGCCGCCTTCAGGTGTGGGATAGATGATGCGTTTCATGATGATTAGCGGAAGGTGGCAACATTAACTTGCGGAGCGTCTGCGTTTGTGTATAGACGAAATAAGCTACTTGTTCTTGCTGTTACGTCTTCAACGGTTCTATTGAACGCTCCATTACTGACGCCACCAGCAGTTGCTGTTACTACATAGTTTGCGTCCACCATCGCCGTCGTGAAGTTCACCGTATAGTCGCCCGTCCCATTATCCGTAATGCTGCTCACGTTGCCGCTGGCGCGGATTGCCACTACACCAGTGCCGTTGAAGTTCACCCAAGCCCGTGCAGCATAAATAGGTGCAGAACCACTCTGAGCACCATCCAGTTCTGCCGCTGTAATGCAAGCATCGGGCAACCCGCCAGCACTGATGCCGGTGATTGTTCCAGAACCGTTGATTGCGATTGCCATGATCAGACGATGACCCAGGAAGCGCCGGAAGGCACAGTGACCGTCACACCAGAGTTGATGGTGACCGGACCAGCAGACATGGCGTTCTTGTTGGTAGTCAAAGTGTAGCTGGTAGTCACGGTTTGACCGTTCTCGTAGAACACATCATCACCGCCAGCACCCGTTGCGCCACCGCCAATAGCACCCCAAGCTGTTCCGTTATATCCCTCAAACTGAACCAGATCGCTGTTGTAGCGAATCATGCCCGAGTTGGGCGTACCAGGACGTTGCGCCGTGGTGCCAACAGGCAGGTCTAAATAACCAGTGCCACTGAGCAGAACGTTGCCTGCAAAGGTGGTGTCACCCGTTGACGCAATCGTGATGCGAACAGTGCCGCCAGTTGACAGGCCAATCGAGTTAGTGCCAACGCGGTACATGCCGCAGTCGGAATCAGCCGAAAAAGAAATACTTGGTGCTGCTGCAGTACCACTTGCGCCAAGCCATGGCAACGTGCCGGTAAAAGCCGTTGTTGAAACGGTCAGGCGTAGCGTGCCGCCGGTACTAACTGCGACCTGATCAGCGCCAGGGCTATACAGACCCGTATCGGTTCCGCTGGACAGGAAGTAAAGCGACGGGGCGGCGGCGGTGCCGTTTTCAAGCGCAATGGTGCTCCACTCGCCGTCAAGCTGATACAGCGTGATCCATGCAGAGTTGGCGCCGTTCCGCATCTTCATGACACCGGCGGTGGTGTCCGCCCAAGTCATGTACGCGTAGGTGGTGGTCGGTTCTACCGAACCGCTGTTCTGAGTAACAATGGCGCCTAGGGCACCGTTGAGGTCGGATCTGACCGCCGCTCCAGTGCCGTTAGCAATGACGTAATCGTGCTGAGCCACGAATCAGGCGTCCTTTAATACAAGAAGTTTAGCCTTGCCGGCCATAACCGGTAGCAGTCCACGTGAAGTCGCGGGTAACAGGGCTTCCTCCAGAGTTGAAAAAGCTGATGCTGAAACCAGTGCCGCTGACGCCAGAAACTTGGAAGTAGTCGCCAGCCTGCATGTTTTGCGCCGTGATACCAACGCTGGGTAGGTAGGCGTTTAGTCCGCCAATGCTGGCTGTACCCGTAAAAAATGGGTTGGCAAACGTCACGGCTGTAGCGGTTGTGCCACTAACAACGCCATTGCTTTGATCAGTCCGGCGTTGAACCGTGGCCAAATAACCCAATTCGTCAATCAGGATGTTTTCCGAAACATCATTGCTGGTCAGGGTGGTGCGGAATTGAAAGCCACGGCCACGGAATGTGCCATTAACAAATGGCTGCCATGCCGTCCAAGTTGGTGTTCCGCTGGGATTGTCCGTGGTGCTCCGAAGTTCAAGAATGGCATTGACGGAATCAATCACTCCACCATCCCAGTCACTCCATGTATCCACATCTCCCAAACGGCTATCAACAAGATCGCTCGGGAAATAACCTCGCGTAACGAAGTAACGGCTGAAATCAATCGAGAAGGTATTACCAAAATCAACCGTGGTAGCGAAATCGTAGGTGCCGGAACTTACGACATCACCAATCACATCAAATGTCACCAGTGCATCAACATCGGTCACAGTGTCAAAGAGATCACTGCCGTCCAGTGTCAGGGCGTCAAACTCATCGCTATAAAAAACATTGGTGCGAGTGCCTTGGAACGGCGGTGTGTCCTGATCTTCGCGTCGGTTGATCAGCGTTAACGGCGCCAGGGCGTCAGGCAGATCGATGATGATGCTGGTTTCGCTGGCGCTTTGGCGGCCACCATCATCTTCAAATTTGACCAGCACCTCGCCTTCTACTAGCGGGATGATTGCTTCAGTTGCACTGCCTGATTTTGCCGGAATCAGATCAACACTGTTGCTCCATGTACCAGTGCCATCTGTCAAGTTGGTATGACGAATATGGATTTTGCCGCCAACTTTTACATCAAGATCAACTGTTTCATCCCAGCGCAGACGACCGGAGTTGGCGTTGATAGCTTCAAAGCTGAGATTTTGAACATTACCAGGAACCGCAGTCTTACCAATCAGCGTCAACTGAGAACTTGAAATAACGCTGCCTTTATTGACAGAGTTGAACGCCTGAATTTGCACATACATTGTGCCTGGACGTGTCTGGCGTATCGTCAGACTTGGCGAAGTTGTAGTTGCAAGCGTCCAGTTGTCATCATTGATTCGATATTGAATTTGATAATAAGTAGCGCGGTCTGGTCGAATCCAACTCAGGTTGACACCCGAAAATGTAGCTTGGCCATCTTGGTAAATGTATTCAGCGCCTGTAATTCCTGTAACGGCATCAGGCGGATCAGCGAGATTGCTGATGTCTCGTGATGTAAGTTGAATATCCGATTCAATAGCCGAATAAATTGACTCGTTATACGCAAGGGCGGTGACGCCGAAAATACCGTCTTCGGCTTCAACAACATTCAAAACCCGAAACTGTTGCGCTTCGATATCGCTGGTTTGAATTAACCAAATTGAATTGCTATTTGGCGCTTCGCTGAACGCACTGCTGACAGTAATTACCTGTCCCACAATGCTGGAAATCGTTTTGGTTTCAACCAGGCCGGTCGGCATTAAAACAGAAATGGTTGGACTGTTTGCCAAATTGACAGACAGGCTTGTTGTCGAATCAACCGTGATGGTTGTTGTTGTTGCAGAACTGACGCGACCACTGCGGCGTGTGCCGGCCTTCATCGGATCGGCAATGTCAATAACGACACCAGGACGCAACACAATGCCACTATCAATCGACACCGAAAAGGTGACAGTTTCAGTAAGATTTTGTTCGCTTAGCAATGCCCATTTACCAGCGCGATGGGCTTGGCCTTGGCTATAGCAACCCAATGCCTTGATGTCTTTATTGATGATGCCGTATTTCGACACAGCATCAGCATCTTCGATGTATTCGTATTTGACTTCACCCTTGAGGTCGTAATCCTGATACGCAACCGTTGCTGTTGTGTGACGAGCCTTTTGCGATGTGCCGCTATAAGTGAATATTCCATCTACGACATTGCTTGGTCCAAGCAAATATTGAGAATCGGCTGGCTTGTCTTGTTTTAGAACAAGTGCGCCTGCACCGTAATAGGCGATGCCACGAAACAAGGACGCCATTTCTTGGATGACGTTGTAAACCTCGTCGCGGCTATTGAGCAGCAAGTTACAGGCAAAACGTGGTTCAAGACCGCCCCTGCCGTCGTCAACCAGTTCATTGCAGTACTGACTAATTGCGTAAAAGTCATATTTGTCGAGACTACTGGCTGGAATCGACGCCCCATAGCGGGTGTTGGTCAGCAAGTCCCAGAGGCACCAAGCCGGATCGTTACACCAAGTTGCAGCGCCAAAAGTACCATCCCAAACACCGGCATAGGTAACACGGCCAAGATATGTCGTCGTGTCAATAGTTGCATTGCTTGGCAACTGCACCTTGATGCCACGCACCAAATATTTACGGCTTGGGATGCTATTAAATTGCCGCGAATCAAAACGCAGATACGCCAATGCGCTGTTGGGATAGCGTAACTTCTCATCAATGATTTCTGTGTAGCTATACCAATAGGTTTCGTTTTGTAGTCTTGCAGTTGTGGAATCAGCAGTTGTACGGACAAGTTTGATATCAACAGGAAATGCACCAGTTAACGAAATAACGTAATCCTTTTGATAACGGTTGCTTGTTTTGCCACTGATCGTGTCGGTGGCGACTGTGTTGTAACCACCCGAGTTGTATTGAACTTGAATTTGCAATTCAACAGAGGTGCCAACAATGTCGCCGTTGTCCTCAAATTTTTGAAGCGCGGGAATCGTGATCGTAATTCTTACGCGATCAACATTTGAATCACTAATTGTGCGAACAACAGGCGTTGAATTTGTGATTTCAACATTGACACCCTCCTCTGATTCGGTTCCAGTGAGATTGGGAATGTAGGACTGTGCTTGTGTGCCGTTACGTGTGACGACTGTGTAGCCTTCAAAGTTTGGGTTATTTGATGAGTCGCGAATTGGAGTGTCATCAAGGAAGATGCCTTTTTCACCGTTTTCAATGCCCTCAATTTCGCCTTCACTTAGCAGGTCGAGAACACTGCCAAATTGAACAGATTGCAGTGAATCATCAGCTTCAATCGGTGTCCTAGAACCACCGCCTCCACCACCCTTGCCACCTCCACCTCCGCCGCCGCCGGCGCCGGCAATGCCGAGACCTAGGCCAGCGTTGTGAACACGAACACCATTGGCGATAAAGGTGTGATGGCCTTCGACTGTCAGGTTGTAGACCGTGCCAGTGCAGAATTCAGTTTTGCCGACAATGGGGCGAAGGTGATTGTTGACATCAACAAGACAATCATCAGAGCCAAGCGTGTCAATTTCGACGAAGGCATTGAACTGGTTGAGAACCCAGTGATTTGGGGTGGCATCAAGATGCTGTCCTCCCCAAAGCGTGTAGCGAATGACGCGTTCACCTTCGTGCTCGTGAACCTTGAGGATTTGTGCCTTATGCAGTTCACCGTTGTGGTCAAAACTCAGAACACTGTCGCCAGCCTGCAGTTCATCAATGCGGCGTTGACCACCAGGAACACTGACGAGGGTATGGCCAAGAAAACAACCGCCACCACCGCCACCACCAGCGCCAACAATCCGTGTCATTTCAGTTGATCCACGTCAAGGCCGCTGGAAAGAACGGCTGATCCAACGTAGGCGCGGCCATAAACAATCGGGACGGGCAAGCCTTGTTTTGCGGTATTAACTATGCCGGAGAAGGTGAACGATTCAAGCTTGGCAGCCTCGCGGCCTCGTTCCAGGATGCTTGTGGATTGAACGGGTGATGGCGAAATGGCCTGCGCAATCCCACCAACCAACAATGCGGCACCAATGCTTCCAATTGCAGTTGAAGCTGCAGCACCAAGCGTGAAACCGGAAACGGCACCAGCGGCGGTACTACCAAAGGCACCAGCGCCAAGGCCGAGAAAGCCACCACCAATTGGAGCGGCAAGAATTGCAAGAGCGACAAGGCCGATACCAGCAAATATTTGACCAACACCACCACCAGCACCGACGATCACAGGCGTGATACTGAAAACTTCCCTTTCACTCCATGGAAGAATCAAATGCGCTGATGAATCTTGCGTGATTTTTTCTTTGCCAATTGTCACGCGATAGCTGACGCCGTCCTGTTCGCTATCAAGCAACCATTTCTCAAGGCCACGGAAATTGACGCACAACGCCTTCAATGCCTGCGCAGGCGTGTCTACGTCAAATTCAAAACGGCATTGACCCAGCTTCTTGCGGAGTGCGCCGTAAACCTTAACGACTTTCATGCCGAAGGCAGCGGGCGGTGCTCTTCAAATAATACCCGCCAAAGATGTCCCTGCTACTGAGGCGGCGTTGAAGGTGATGAAGTATCAACTGATCACCCAAATAGATCGCGGCGTGATTTGGGAGCGGTGACTCAAGTTGCATCAGGATCGCATCGCCGTACTGCAGTTCTTCAAGCGGGATGGGATAGAAGCCTTCCTTGGCGAAGTTGTCTAGGTATAAATTCTCACCCTTGAGCCAGAACTGATCGCGGCGGTCGTAGTCACGCAAGTTCAGGCCAAATTCGCGGTTGTACCAGTCGCGGCACAAGCTGTAGCAATCCACCACGCCAAACACAAATTCACGCCCCACGTAGGGCAATTCAAAGCCTTCAGGCTCGCAGTAACCCCACTGTTCAGTCTGAGGGTTGACGATATACCAAGGCAGGCCGGACTTCTCGCATGCCACGCGATCAGCCTGTGATGGTGCAGGGTTGGTCTTGGGGTGACTATGCACCACTGCCACAATCTCACCTTTGTCCTCCACCTCCGCATATTCAGCAGGATCCAGCACAAAATGCTCGTCTGGTGTTTCGGCCAAGTTGCGGCAAGGGAAGTACCGTTTGCGACCTTTGATGACAGCGACAAGACCGCAAGACTCTTGCGGGAAAACTTCTTGTGCGTGCTGCAGCGCAGCTTCTTGAAGGCTGGATGAAAGTTTGGTCACGACAATCCCGCTCCAGGGAACGATCCAAATGGCAATTCTGCGTTCTCACCAAAACGCAACTTGCATGAACTCAATCGCTTGCCACATCGATCCTGCGCCAGCGTGGCAACAGTTTGATCATTGACATTCCAGTAATTGCTACCGGTGTAGCCACATTCAGTGCTGCGATAACGCCACTGGCAAATGTTTGCGATCACCTGCCTTTTGGGCAGCATCACACCGGCGAGATCAAACTTGCTGGCCAGTTCAAAGCTGACGGCATCACGCGATTCACCAGACTTGCGGTCGATGTACCAGATCTCATCTGGGAACTTGGCATGAGGATCAGCAGCAGCTTCCCCGTCTAAATACTTCTTCAGCGTTCGAATCCGCTTGACAGTTGCACCGCCAAGGTCATTGCCCGGCGTGGTGGCATTCACCAGCAGCAACAGCGTTGACACCGTGCCATCAAGGTTTGCCACCGTCAGGCTGGGACGAGGCAATGTGCCAGTGTTTGTGTAATCAAAACCTTCCGCTTGAATCGGCAGACGCGTGTAGGTATTGCCGTTCCAAGTAATGTTCCCAGTCACGTTGGCATTGCAGCCGTTATGCCAGCGGTAGGTGTCGCTGCTGCCGTGGAGAGTCGTATCAAGCGTCAGTTCAAACAGTTCGATGATGGCGCTTGGAGCAAGCGTTGAAAGTTCTTCGTAAACGCCGCTGATGGCCGTCCAAGTGACCGTGTTATCAACAACCGTGCTACCAATATCAGTTGGCCAAGCAGGCTGTGAGGCTGCGCTAGTACCTGCTGTGGTGCATTGAAAGACCAGGCCAGACGCCTGCAACGTGCTGGCGCGGACAATATTGCCAACGCTGTATGCAGTTGAACTAGCCCAAGCGGAATACGCCATCAGGGTTCAAATACTTGCCGGAATGTGGCCTGAACGGTGTTGATGTTGGCTGCCACCATCGTCGTTGACCATTCGTCGCAGACCCACTTGGCGGCAGAACCATACGGTGGAGTCCAATCAAATGACTCCGTGGCACCACGCGCCTCAAGGAAGCTATTGATGTTGTCGCGTTCGGTGTTTGTGCGGTTCCTAAACGTCAGGCGCCACGTCACAGGCTGCGTGTTCAACCCATAAGCCAGACGCTGCTCGTAGCCATCACCAAACTGCACACGGCGAACAACAGGCCGTTGCTCCTCGCTGGCGTCAAAGTCAGGCGTGTAGGTGAAGGTTGCCATCAGCGCGTACCAGCCAACAATCCACCAGGACGTTGTTGTCTGATTATCTCAGCCTTGACAGCGGATGACACAGCCACACCCAATGCATTGGCTTGCGAACCGTTGCCCTGCACGTCACTGCCCTTTGCATCCACGTTCACAACCACGTTCACCCCACCACCCTGACCGCTCATGGTCACAGGGATGGATCGGCCATCAGGCAGCGGCACATAGGCTTCAGGGCGGCTTCCTTCGCCAAACATGGCGATCTGCGGTGAGTTGGCGATACCACCAGAGGCGTAACGCTTGAGCGGCATTGGACCGTTCTCCGTCATCACACCGCCCATGGCGAAGCCAAGGAAGTTGCCGATCCCACTGCCCTGGAAGATTGCCTTGAGGCCAGCAAAGATTGCTGCACGAGCAAAGATCTTGGCCAGATCAGCAAGGACAGAACGGGTGAAATCAGCAAAGCTTGCTTTTCCAGTGGTCACAAACTCAGCAAGTTGATCGCCAAGACCAGCAAACGCATTGCCAAGGGTGCTGCCAAGGTTGTTGCCAAGATCAAGGGCAGCATCGGAAACAGATTTAAAAGATGCCTTGAAACTTTCAGCAAATGTTTTGGCTTTATTGGTTTGCTCAAGAGCGGCTCGCAGTCTTGCAATTTGATCTTCCGTAGCCTGCGGGAATCGGGCAATAAAATCTTCAATTTGACGCGTGATCAGCAACCGTTTTGCTTCTTCTTCAGTGATTTTGCCTGACTTAATTTCGGCATCTTGAAGAACTTTATTGATTTCTTTTTGGGTGTCTAATGCTTTAATTATTTCATTGCCATAGCCTTGGAATGCTGCTTCTACAGCCTTGGCAAGAGTGCGCTGATTATTCAGACTTTCGGCAATCGCCTTGTTGTTGCCAATGTTGTTTCGCTCCAGTTCAAGGGAAACCTGCAGTTCTCCAAGTTGAAAGCGTTTATAGGCGGCTTGAATGTCAAGACCGGCATTCTCAAGGCGATTGATTTCTTTGAGAAGATCAAGTTCTTCTTTGGTGAGATCAACAAGTTTTTTGGCGTTCTTTGCCCTACCGCCTTCAGCACCACCTTCAGCGGCTCCTGGAGCCATTGGTTGACCTACAGCGGAGCCAAAAGCGGAAGGCTTGAATTCAGGAAATAGCAGGTCTTGAACTTTATCTGTGTAACCAGTTGACTTGGCAGCTTTTGTTGCGCCATCAATCAATTGATTGAATCGTTGGGTGTAAAACTTTTCTGCCTCACCAGCGCGAATAAACGTAAACAGGCCACCGGGACCGCCAAAGCGTCGATCAGTCTCACGACGTGCTTGTTCTTGGAACTGAGAAACACGCTGAGGACTCAAGCTTTGTACTGCTTTTGCCCGGTTGATTGCATCTTCTATACGTCCGAGAACCGTATTGAGGTTGCCAAGGATCGCAGTAAATGCGGCATTGAATACACCAACAATGAATTTGGCAAAACCACCAACAAGCTTACCGATTTCATTGAAGCCAATTGCCAGCACCGTAAGCACACGCTTGATCGTGTCCTCGTTCTTCAGGGCAAACTCAACAAGTCCGCGCAGGTAATTTTGAAAACCAGCGCCAACAACTTGGAAAAATCCGCCGTAAGCAACGGTTGCAAAGTCAAGCGAGACCTTTAATCTTGCACCTGCGTTTTCTGGCGCATCAGCAAGAATTGACGCAGTTTCGCCGTAACGCTTGTACAGTTCTTCGCTGAATTTCAAGAAGTCAGCAAGAGTCACCTTGCCATCTTCCAGCGCCTTGTCCAATTGCTGAGGCGTCTTGCCAATTGCCTGAGCAAAAATCGTGAATGCACCAGGCAAACGTTCACCAATTTGCTGGCGAAGTTCTTCAGCGGAAACCTTGCCCTTGCTGAACACCTGAGCAGTTGCTCGCAGTGCTGCGTTCAGCTTTTCAGCATTACCACCCGTTGCAACAACAGCAGCAGCAATTCCACGGAACACCTGCGTCGTTTCCCTTGTGCCAAGACCAGCGCCAACAACAGACGCCTTCAGTTGCGTGTACTGCTCAGTTGTGTCTTTCAGGGGCAGCAAATACTGCTTGCTGAATTGCGTGACATCAGCAATGCTTTTTGTGTAATCAGCCTGATCTTTGCTGACACCAGCAAGTGCAATCCGGTACTTATTGATCTGGGCGACGTTTTCTGCAACTGCCGCAAATTGTTGCCGTAAACCTGCAACCTGCGCACCAATAGCAGCACCAGCAAGCGCACCAGGCACGCCACCAGCAATACCACCAATGGCACCACCAATTGCACCTTCAGGACCGCCAAACACGCCACCAGAGGCCACGGCGCCAAGCGTTTGAGCCAGACGTGCGCCACGACCACGACCTGCCTGTTTGCCTTCTACCTGAGCGAGTTTCTGATCAAGTTTGGCGATCTCAGCCGTAGCCTGCTTGAACGCATCACTGCCAAGATTTGCCGAACGGCGGATTGCATCAAATGCATCACGCTGACGCTGCAGACCACTGATCGAACGAACAGCAGCGGCATCCAAACTGCGGATTGAATCCAGCAGACGGTTGAAATCATTGCTGCCAGCCTTGGCCTCAGAAGCAACACCACGAACCGCTGTACGCAGCCGATTCAACCCTTCAAGGTTTTGAACCTCGGCTCTTACGCGGACAACCGTGGACTGCTCGGCCATTACTTACTCCGTTGTTCCTGAAAGCATTTCAAGGCTGTAGCTTCCATGATCCGAATCCCTTCGAAAATCTTGATGGGATCCGTCACTGCATACAGCTTACAGAGCCATTCCAAACTCGGGTAGTTCAAGCCAACAGCGCCTGACATCCCAACAACCCACTGGGTTTGCATGCGCATGAACATTTCAATAATCTCCCAGTTCTCTTCCCAAACCTCAAACTGATTTCCATTATCTCGTGATTGCAAATCAGCAATGGCTTCAGGCATCAAACCTAAAGCCTTGAGGTCATCTTCGCTTTCGTCCTCGCCGGCTTTTGCTTCGCCGCACCAGTAACGGGCGGCCTCTTCTAGTTTTTTGCCAGGACTCCAGCAACGCTGTCAGCGTAAGCCGTGATCAATGCTCGGATCACATACGGATCATCAAGCATCTCTTTCTTGTTCTTTTGAGTGAAGGCAATCTCCTTGCCATCATCATCCAAAACACCGTCCCAACCTTCAAGGATCTGTTCAACAAGAGCCTCTTCACCCTTGTCAAGCAGATCCATAAAGGCGGAACGGCTCATCCGCTTGAAGACTGCATCGAACGTTTGTTTTTCAAACTTACCGCCGTCAATAGGTGTTTCCACCGTGACCGGCCATTTGTACGACGCAGTCTTCTTGAGAACGAATGCCATGCGGTTTAGGTGTACGCCAAGGTGAACTCGTCGTTACCCGAGGAAGTGGGTACGAGAGTATACGGCAGGTTCAGCATAACAACGCCGTTGTCTTCTGAGTAGCTGGGGTTGCCAAGGCTCATACCGCCAGCAGCGGTAGCAAGGGCAAT